ATAATATACCTTATTTTGGATTGAAGCCAATATGATAATGAGGGGGTGGAGTTTGTGACGTGGCGCGGGGCGTGGGAACGGGGCGGGTGACGTAGGTTTTAGGGCGGAGTAACTTGCATGTATTGGGAATTGTAGTTTTTTTAAAATGGGAAGTGACGTATCGTGGGAAAACGGAAGTGAAGATTTGAGGAAGTTGTGGGTTTTTTGGCTTTCGTTTCTGGGCGTAGGTTCGCGTGCGGTTTTCTGGGTGTTTTTTGTGGACTTTAACCGTTACGTCATTTTTTAGTCCTATATATACTCGCTCTGTACTTGGCCCTTTTTACACTGTGACTGATTGAGCTGGTGCCGTGTCGAGTGGTGTTTTTTAATAGGTTTTTTTACTGGTAAGGCTGACTGTTATGGCTGCCGCTGTGGAAGCGCTGTATGTTGTTCTGGAGCGGGAGGGTGCTATTTTGCCTAGGCAGGAGGGTTTTTCAGGTGTTTATGTGTTTTTCTCTCCTATTAATTTTGTTATACCTCCTATGGGGGCTGTAATGTTGTCTCTACGCCTGCGGGTATGTATTCCCCCGGGCTATTTCGGTCGCTTTTTAGCACTGACCGATGTTAACCAACCTGATGTGTTTACCGAGTCTTACATTATGACTCCGGACATGACCGAGGAACTGTCGGTGGTGCTTTTTAATCACGGTGACCAGTTTTTTTACGGTCACGCCGGCATGGCCGTAGTCCGTCTTATGCTTATAAGGGTTGTTTTTCCTGTTGTAAGACAGGCTTCTAATGTTTAAATGTTTTTTTTTTTTGTTATTTTATTTTGTGTTTAATGCAGGAACCCGCAGACATGTTTGAGAGAAAAATGGTGTCTTTTTCTGTGGTGGTTCCGGAACTTACCTGCCTTTATCTGCATGAGCATGACTACGATGTGCTTGCTTTTTTGCGCGAGGCTTTGCCTGATTTTTTGAGCAGCACCTTGCATTTTATATCGCCGCCCATGCAACAAGCTTACATCGGGGCTACGCTGGTTAGCATAGCTCCGAGTATGCGTGTCATAATCAGTGTGGGTTCTTTTGTCATGGTTCCTGGCGGGGAAGTGGCCGCGCTGGTCCGTGCAGACCTGCACGATTATGTTCAGCTGGCCCTGCGAAGGGACCTACGGGATCGCGGTATTTTTGTTAATGTTCCGCTTTTGAATCTTATACAGGTCTGTGAGGAACCTGAATTTTTGCAATCATGATTCGCTGCTTGAGGCTGAAGGTGGAGGGCGCTCTGGAGCAGATTTTTACAATGGCCGGACTTAATATTCGGGATTTGCTTAGAGACATATTGATAAGGTGGCGAGATGAAAATTATTTGGGCATGGTTGAAGGTGCTGGAATGTTTATAGAGGAGATTCACCCTGAAGGGTTTAGCCTTTACGTCCACTTGGACGTGAGGGCAGTTTGCCTTTTGGAAGCCATTGTGCAACATCTTACAAATGCCATTATCTGTTCTTTGGCTGTAGAGTTTGACCACGCCACCGGAGGGGAGCGCGTTCACTTAATAGATCTTCATTTTGAGGTTTTGGATAATCTTTTGGAATAAAAAAAAAAAACATGGTTCTTCCAGCTCTTCCCGCTCCTCCCGTGTGTGACTCGCAGAACGAATGTGTAGGTTGGCTGGGTGTGGCTTATTCTGCGGTGGTGGATGTTATCAGGGCAGCGGCGCATGAAGGAGTTTACATAGAACCCGAAGCCAGGGGGCGCCTGGATGCTTTGAGAGAGTGGATATACTACAACTACTACACAGAGCGAGCTAAGCGACGAGACCGGAGACGCAGATCTGTTTGTCACGCCCGCACCTGGTTTTGCTTCAGGAAATATGACTACGTCCGGCGTTCCATTTGGCATGACACTACGACCAACACGATCTCGGTTGTCTCGGCGCACTCCGTACAGTAGGGATCGCCTACCTCCTTTTGAGACAGAGACCCGCGCTACCATACTGGAGGATCATCCGCTGCTGCCCGAATGTAACACTTTGACAATGCACAATGTGAGTTACGTGCGAGGTCTTCCCTGCAGTGTGGGATTTACGCTGATTCAGGAATGGGTTGTTCCCTGGGATATGGTTCTGACGCGGGAGGAGCTTGTAATCCTGAGGAAGTGTATGCACGTGTGCCTGTGTTGTGCCAACATTGATATCATGACGAGCATGATGATCCATGGTTACGAGTCCTGGGCTCTCCACTGTCATTGTTCCAGTCCCGGTTCCCTGCAGTGCATAGCCGGCGGGCAGGTTTTGGCCAGCTGGTTTAGGATGGTGGTGGATGGCGCCATGTTTAATCAGAGGTTTATATGGTACCGGGAGGTGGTGAATTACAACATGCCAAAAGAGGTAATGTTTATGTCCAGCGTGTTTATGAGGGGTCGCCACTTAATCTACCTGCGCTTGTGGTATGATGGCCACGTGGGTTCTGTGGTCCCCGCCATGAGCTTTGGATACAGCGCCTTGCACTGTGGGATTTTGAACAATATTGTGGTGCTGTGCTGCAGTTACTGTGCTGATTTAAGTGAGATCAGGGTGCGCTGCTGTGCCCGGAGGACAAGGCGTCTCATGCTGCGGGCGGTGCGAATCATCGCTGAGGAGACCACTGCCATGTTGTATTCCTGCAGGACGGAGCGGCGGCGGCAGCAGTTTATTCGCGCGCTGCTGCAGCACCACCGCCCTATCCTGATGCACGATTATGACTCTACCCCCATGTAGGCGTGGACTTCCCCTTCGCCGCCCGTTGAGCAACCGCAAGTTGGACAGCAGCCTGTGGCTCAGCAGCTGGACAGCGACATGAACTTAAGCGAGCTGCCCGGGGAGTTTATTAATATCACTGATGAGCGTTTGGCTCGACAGGAAACCGTGTGGAATATAACACCTAAGAATATGTCTGTTACCCATGATATGATGCTTTTTAAGGCCAGCCGGGGAGAAAGGACTGTGTACTCTGTGTGTTGGGAGGGAGGTGGCAGGTTGAATACTAGGGTTCTGTGAGTTTGATTAAGGTACGGTGATCAATATAAGCTATGTGGTGGTGGGGCTATACTACTGAATGAAAAATGACTTGAAATTTTCTGCAATTGAAAAATAAACACGTTGAAACATAACATGCAACAGGTTCACGATTCTTTATTCCTGGGCAATGTAGGAGAAGGTGTAAGAGTTGGTAGCAAAAGTTTCAGTGGTGTATTTTCCACTTTCCCAGGACCATGTAAAAGACATAGAGTAAGTGCTTACCTCGCTAGTTTCTGTGGATTCACTAGTGCCATTAAGTGTAATGGTAAGTATCATAGGTTTAGTTTTATCACCATGCAAGTAAACTTGACTGACAATGTTATTTTTAGCAGTTTGACTTTGGGTTTTTGGATAGGCTAGAAGGTTAGGCATAAATCCAACTGCATTTGTGTATGGATTTGCATTAGTTGAGTTCCCATTTCTAAAGTTCCAGTAATGTTTTTTAAGTGAGGAGTTCTCCATTAGAACACCGTTTTGGTCAAATCTAAGGAATATACTAACACTTGCAACGGTGCCTGTCATGGATGAAAGATCTCCAGATACAGCCAAAGCAGCTACAGTAGCTAGTACTTGACTCCCACATTTTGTAAGAACCAAAGTAAATTTGCAGTCATTATCTGAATGAATTCTGCAGTTAGGAGATGGGTCTGGGGTTGTCCACAGGGTAAGTTTGTCATCATTTTTGTTTCCTATTGTAATGGCCCCTGAGTTGTCAAAGCTTAAACCCGCTCCAAGTTTAGTAATCATGGCACCGTTTTCATTGTAATCAATGCCAGAGCCAATTTTAGTTTTTATTGGGTTGATATCTGGAGACTCAGATGTGTTTGTATCAAACTCCAGACCCTTTCCTGCATTTATAGCTATGGCAGTATTATCAAAGTTTAGTCCACTGGATTTTTTTATGCTAACTTCCAGTTTTTTAGTATTGTTTGATGCATTAAAAAGGTATAGGCCTCTGTTATAGTTTATGTCCAAGTTATGAGATGCATTAATATACAGGGGTCCCTGCCCCAGTTTAAGACGTAGTTTTGTTTGAGCATCAAATGGGTAATCCACATCTAGAATTAACAAGTTGTTATTTATACGCATGCCACCGCCCGTTTTAATTTCCATGTTGTTTGATGAATCATAACCAATAGCTCCTGCAACTTTGGTTCTAAGGGAGTTTTGTTCAACGGTGACACCTGGTCCAGTAACTACTGTTAGTGTATCGGAGTTTTGTGCTACTTGCAAAGGACCGCTTATTTTAATTCCTATTTTTCCATTATTTACATAAATAGGATCTTCCATGTTAATGCCCAAGCTACCCATGGCAGTAGTTAGCGGGGGTGATGCAGTTACAGTAAGGGTGTCGCTGTCACTGCCAGAGAGGGGGGCTGATGTTTGCAGGGCTAGCTTTCCATCTGACACTGTAATGGGCCCTTTAGTAGCAATGCTTAGTTTGGAGTCTTGCACGGTCAGTGGGGCTTGTGACTGTACGCTAAGAGCGCCGCTAGTAACTATCAGAGGAGCGGTGGTTGCCACTGTTAGGGCGCCTGAGGTAATTGTAAGTGGTGCGGAGGTGTCCAAACTTATGTTTGACTTTGTTTTTTTAAGTGGCTGAGTAACAGTGGTTACATTTTGGGAGGTGAGGTTTCCGGCCTTGTCTAGGGTAAGACCGCTGCCCATTTTAAGCGCAAGCATGCCGTGGGAGGTGTCCAAAGGTTCGGAGACGCGTAGAGAGAGAACCCCAGGGGGACTTTCTTGGAAACCATTGGGTGAAACAAATGGAGGGGTAAGAAAGGGCACAGTTGGAGGCCCGGTTTCTGTGTCATATGGATACACGGGGTTGAAGGTGTCTTCAGACGGTCTGGCGCGTTTCATCTGCAACAATATGAAGATAGTGGGTGCGGAGGGACAAGAACATGAGGAATTTGACATCCCATTTAAACTTTGGAGAAAGTTTGCAGCTAAAAGGCGGCTGAGATACCAGAGTTGGGAGGAAGGAAAGGAGGTGATGCTGAATAAGCTGGACAAAGATTTGCTGACTGATTTTAAGTAAGTAATTTATTGTGTGTTTATGTTAGTTGAATGGAATAAGATCTCTAATACCACACATGGTTTTAATAAGAGTGCAGAGGTCCTCTGGACCCTGATAGGGGAAGTGCAGGCAGCCCTCTGTTTCTGCCGAGTGCTGGGTGACGGTGATAGGTTTTTCTCCCACCATAAGCACCAGTTTTTGGCGCTGGGTGGGTAGCTTGTAGCTGAGGCGGTTGCCGGTAGTGGTTTTTTCGTAGGTAAGTTTGGCCTGCTTGACCACACAAAAGATACCTCTTTTACACTGGTGTAGGTTAACCATGTCTTCAACTTCTTGTTTTAGGCGTTCTCGCTCGGACGCCGCCTTGCGCCTTTCTAGTAGGCGCTGTTCGGTGTTAATTCCATCCAATTCTAGATCTAGAGATTCAGTCATCTCCACCTGTCAAATTAAAGTAGCTAATCTCAGTGGGGGTGGGAGAAGGGGGGCGAGGCTGATTGATTGGGGCAATAACCTGTTGCAGTGGTATGACAGCGGGCACTGGGAAAGTAGGGTGGTTCATGGCATCTATGGCATTCCAGCCAATGTCAAGGTATGGATATATGGCTAGGGCAAAAATGGTACTGCAAAAAACCATGACAGAGATGATGGCGTATAACCAGGCTTCTGACAAATCGCTCTGTTTGTTGTAGCAGCTGGGAATGTTCCATATTTGAGTGAATCTGCAGGAAATATGTCTTTTGGGAGGCGCTGAGGTTTGGGAGCAAAGCACAGGTAGGGCGCAAAAAATCAGCAAAACAAAAATGACACTCCGTTTCATAATTAAAGAATTCTGAGAAGATCAGCTATAGTTCTGTCTCTGTATTGCGGATGGTGCCTGAGGTACGCAATGCGCACACAAACCCAGTCAATGAACTGAATGAAGGCGATGACTACAGTGACGAGGCTGCAGATGAGGATAAGGGTGACAAATCCGTAAAGCAGGTAAACTGTGAAAGGTGGGATGCAATCTACTTCGATGTGAGCGACCGCGGCCAATGTAGAGCACGCACAGAAAAGCGCAACAAGGGTCAATAATATAAGAACTCGAGGAATCATGTCTCATTTAATCATACTGTAAAAGAAGAGAACATGGTTTCAGACCGTCCAATCTATGAATTTTTTCATTGTGTGGGTTGAGCACAATGATAGGCCTATAGATGGGGGGTCTGGCGCGTCTGCGCTTTAGGCAACAAATAAGCCACATAATAATAAGGCAAACAAACATAAGCGCTATGGAAAACCACCACATGTCCAAGCTCGCCCAGTCATTGACAAAGGCATGAACTTGGGGTAAATTTAGGGCAGATGTTAGTCCGGTAGCAGTGGTGTTGCGATAGTCCGTTGTGGGCGCGATGGTTGAGCCGGTCATCTCTGGAGCAGGCAAGCTGAAGCTGGGTTTGATCAAATTTGCAGTGCAGGCGCTGGCAGAAATCAGGCGCTAACGTCCAGGAAAGTTTGATTTGAAGGTTGTGGGTATAATCTTGCCCGCCTGGAGCATATCCCACATAGAGTAAATTGTCCAGGGGAATACAAGCAAGCGGAAAATCAAGGCATTTTCTTTTCATCAATAAAACTGCGTCTGCTTTTGTATTTGAGATAAAGTAAGGTACATACCAAAGCAAGCGCTGTAATAAGCAGAGCGGTGGAACAAAAGGTGCCAGTGTTCTCTAAACACTTTTGTGGGGGCCACAACTTGTACTGTTTGCTCATGTACATGGTAATATCGCACATTTCATAAAATGGAAATTTATACATAAAAGTTTTACGATTTTCACCTTGGAAGACTGTGACATTATAGTCGTTAGTGTCACCTGGCTGCCAAATAGCATATACAGCATACTTGCCAATTTTGTCTTTGTGGCGAATAATAAGCTTTTCATGTTCTGTGGTGCATTTTATAAGAGTAGTGCATTCATTAGCTTCTGATTTAAATGTAACATTGCAAGCTGGTTCCTTAAACTCAACCTTTTTGGCAGCGCTGCAGACTGCCGCAAGGGCGAGCAAGCCTAAAATCATGTACCTCATCTTGGATGTTGCCCCCAGCGTTTAAAAAGCTGACAATAGGTACAAACGTGCGTGCAGCAGGCGGCAACCCTAAGGCACAGAAGTGCTAGTATAAGAATAAACAGAATTACAAGAGTAAGGATAACCCCGACCCCAATTCCAGAAAAATTAGACAAGCTTGTAGAGTTACTTGAATTGCTCATATACTTAATTAAAAAATCCCAGCACCCCGCAAAATGCTTTTTTGACCTGAGTTCCGGGAGTTGAGCTCACCTCCTGTTTTGGAAAAATGGGAGTAATGTCTGGTTACGCTCAGGCTGTAGGTGTGGGCGCAGCAACCGGTGACGCACTCGTACGTTCCCGGCAGGTGAGGAGGGTGGTGGTGGTGTTTTTCTTGACGGTGTAGTTGAAGCCGAGAAGGTTGTGTGGCAAACTTACTTCGTCTCGCTGGAAACTGTTGTAAATTACAAATGAAGAGCCGTTAAAGTACCAGGTAAGGTACTTATTGGCCCGCTTGTGCAAACCGGAGGTGAGGTTTGCTTTGGTCTGCTTTGGGTGGGTAAAAACGGTGGCGTTCACAGGATGGCGACAGGAGCCCCAGTAGATTCTAATTTCTGTATTTATTATACTCAGCACAGAGATGACAACAAAGATCTTGATGTAATCCAGGGTTAGGACAGTTGCAAACCACGGTCAGAACACAGGGACCCCGCTCCCGCTCCACTAGCAGGGGGCGCTTGGTAAACTCCCGAATCAGGCTACGTGTAAGCTCTACCTGGGTGGTGAGCCGGACGCCGTGCGCCGGGCCCTCGATATGCTCTTCGGGCAATTCAAAGTAACAAAACTCACCGGAGCCGCGGGCAAAGCACTTGTGGCGGCGGCAGTGGTCGAGGTGTGTCAGGCGCAGTTGCTCTGCCTCTCCACTGGTCATTCAGTCGTAGCCGTCCGCCGAGTCTTTCACCGCGTCAAAGTTGGGAATAAACTGGTCCGGGTAGTGGCCGGGAGGTCCAGAAAAGGGGTTGAAGTAAACCGAAGGCACGAACTCCTCAATAAATTGTAGAGTTCCAATGCCTCCGGAGCGCGGCTCCGAGGACGAGGTCTGCAGAGTTAGGATCGCCTGACGGGGCGTAAATGAAGAGCGGCCAGCGCCGCCGATCTGAAATGTCCCGTCCGGACGGAGACCAAGAGAGGAGCTCACCGACTCGTCGTTGAGCTGAATACCTCGCCCTCTGATTTTCAGGTGAGTTATACCCTGCCCGGGCGACCGCACCCTGTGACGAAAGCCGCCCGCAAGCTGCGCCCCTGAGTTAGTCATCTGAACTTCGGCCTGGGCGTCTCTGGGAAGTACCACAGTGGTGGGAGCGGGACTTTCCTGGTACACCAGGGCAGCGGGCCAACTACGGGGATTAAGGTTATTACGAGGTGTGGTGGTAATAGCCGCCTGTTCGAGGAGAATTCGGTTTCGGTGGGCGCGGATTCCGTTGACCCGGGATATCATGTGGGGTCCCGCGCTCATGTAGTTTATTCGGGTTGAGTAGTCTTGGGCAGCTCCAGCCGCAAGTCCCATTTGTGGCTGGTAACTCCACATGTAGGGCGTGGGAATTTCCTTGCTCATAATGGCGCTGACGACAGGTGCTGGCGCCGGGTGTGGCCGCTGGAGATGACGTAGTTTTCGCGCTTAAATTTGAGAAAGGGCGCGAAACTAGTCCTTAAGAGTCAGCGCGCAGTATTTGCTGAAGAGAGCCTCCGCGTCTTCCAGCGTGCGCCGAAGCTGATCTTCGCTTTTGTGATACAGGCAGCTGCGGGTGAGGGAGCGCAGAGACCTGTTTTTTATTTTCAGCTCTTGTTCTTGGCCCCTGCTTTGTTGAAATATAGCATACAGAGTGGGAAAAATCCTGTTTCTAAGCTCGCGGGTCGATACGGGTTCGTTGGGCGCCAGACGCAGCGCTCCTCCTCCTGCTGCTGCCGCCGCTGTGGATTTCTTGGGCTTTGTCAGAGTCTTGCTATCCGGTCGCCTTTGCTTCTGTGTGACCGCTGCTGTTGCTGCCGCTGCCGCTGCCGCCGGTGCAGTAGGGGCTGTAGAGATGACGGTAGTAATGCAGGATGTTACGGGGGAAGGCCACGCCGTGATGGTAGAGAAGAAAGCGGCGGGCGAAGGAGATGTTGCCCCCACAGTCTTGCAAGCAAGCAACTATGGCGTTCTTGTGCCCGCGCCACGAGCGGTAGCCTTGGCGCTGTTGTTGCTCTTGGGCTAACGGCGGCGGCTGCTTAGACTTACCGGCCCTGGTTCCAGTGGTGTCCCATCTACGGTTGGGTCGGCGAACAGGCAGTGCCGGCGGCGCCTGAGGAGCGGAGGTTGTAGCGATGCTGGGAACGGTTGCCAATTTCTGGGGCGCCGGCGAGGGGAATGCGACCGAGGGTGACGGTGTTTCGTCTGACACCTCTTCGGCCTCGGAAGCTTCGTCTAGGCTGTCCCAGTCTTCCATCATCTCCTCCTCCTCGTCCAAAACCTCCTCTGCCTGACTGTCCCAGTATTCCTCCTCGTCCGTGGGTGGCGGCGGCGGCAGCTGCAGCTTCTTTTTGGGTGCCATCCTGGGAAGCAAGGGCCCGCGGCTGCTGATAGGGCTGCGGCGGCGGGGGGATTGGGTTGAGCTCCTCGCCGGACTGGGGGTCCAGGTAAACCCCCCGTCCCTTTCGTAGCAGAAACTCTTGGCGGGCTTTGTTGATGGCTTGCAATTGGCCAAGGATGTGGCCCTGGGTAATGACGCAGGCGGTAAGCTCCGCATTTGGCGGGCGGGATTGGTCTTCGTAGAACCTAATCTCGTGGGCGTGGTAGTCCTCAGGTACAAATTTGCGAAGGTAAGCCGACGTCCACAGCCCCGGAGTGAGTTTCAACCCCGGAGCCGCGGACTTTTCGTCAGGCGAGGGACCCTGCAGCTCAAAGGTACCGATAATTTGACTTTCGCTAAGCAGTTGCGAATTGCAGACCAGGGAGCGGTGCGGGGTGCATAGGTTGCAGCGACAGTGACACTCCAGTAGGCCGTCACCGCTCACGTCTTCCATGATGTCGGAGTGGTAGGCAAGGTAGTTGGCTAGCTGCAGAAGGTAGCAGTGACCCCAAAGCGGCGGAGGGCATTCACGGTACTTAATGGGCACAAAGTCGCTAGGAAGCGCACAGCAGGTGGCGGGCAGAATTCCTGAACGCTCTAGGATAAAGTTCCTAAAGTTTTGCAACATGCTTTGACTGGTGAAGTCTGGCAGACCCTGTTGCAGGGTTTTAAGCAGGCGTTCGGGGAAGATAATGTCCGCCAGGTGCGCGGCCACGGAGCGCTCGTTGAAGGCCGTCCATAGGTCCTTCAAGTTTTGCTTTAGCAGCTTCTGCAGCTCCTTCAGGTTGCGCTCCTCCAGGCACTGCTGCCACACGCCCATGGCCGTTTGCCAGGTGTAGCACAGAAATAAGTAAACGCAGTCGCGGACGTAGTCGCGGCGCGCCTCGCCCTTGAGCGTGGAATGAAGCACGTTTTGCCCAAGGCGGTTTTCGTGCAAAATTCCAAGGTAGGAGACCAGGTTGCAGAGCTCCACGTTGGAAATTTTGCAGGCCTGGCGCACGTAGCCCTGGCGAAAGGTGTAGTGCAACGTTTCCTCTAGCTTGCGCTGCATCTCCGGGTCAGCAAAGAACCGCTGCATGCACTCAAGCTCCACGGTAACAAGCACTGCGGCCATCATTAGCTTGCGTCGCTCCTCCAAGTCGGCAGGCTCGCGCGTCTCAAGCCAGCGCGCCAGCTGCTCATCGCCAACTGCGGGTAGGCCCTCCTCGGTTTGTTCTTGCAAGTTTGCATCCCTCTCCAGGGGTCGTGCACGGCGCACGATCAGCTCGCTCATGACTGTGCTCATAACCTTGGGGGGTAGGTTAAGTGCCGGGTAGGCAAAGTGGGTGACCTCGATGCTGCGTTTCAGCACGGCTAGGCGCGCGTTGTCACCCTCAAGTTCCACCAGCACTCCACAGTGACTTTCATTTTCGCTGTTTTCTTGTTGCAGAGCGTTTGCCGCGCGTTTCTCGTCGCGTCCAAGACCCTCAAAGATTTTTGGCACTTCGTCGAGCGAGGCGATATCAGGTATGACAGCGCCCTGCCGCAAGGCCAGCTGCTTGTCCGCTCGGCTGCGGTTGGCACGGCAGGATAGGGGTATCTTGCAGTTTTGGAAAAAGATGTGATAGGTGGCAAGCACCTCTGGCACGGCAAATACGGGGTAGAAGTTGAGGCGCGGGTTGGGCTCGCATGTGCCGTTTTCTTGGCGTTTGGGGGGTACGCGCGGTGAGAACAGGTGGCGTTCGTAGGCAAGGCTGACATCCGCTATGGCGAGGGGCACATCGCTGCGCTCTTGCAACGCGTCGCAGATAATGGCGCACTGGCGCTGCAGATGCTTCAACAGCACGTCGTCTCCCACATCTAGGTAGTCGCCATGCCTTTGGTCCCCCCGCCCGACTTGTTCCTCGTTTGCCTCTGCGTCGTCCTGGTCTTGCTTTTTATCCTCTGTTGGTACTGAGCGATCCTCGTCGTCTTCGCTTACAAAACCTGGGTCCTGCTCGATAATCACTTCCTCCTCCTCAAGCGGGGGTGCCTCGACGGGGAAGGTGGTAGGCGCGTTGGCGGCATCGGTGGAGGCGGTGGTGGCGAACTCAAAGGGGGCGGTTAGGCTGTCCTCCTTCTCGACTGACTCCATGATCTTTTTCTGCCTATAGGAGAAGGAAATGGCCAGTCGGGAAGAGGAGCAGCGCGAAACCACCCCCGAGCGCGGACGCGGTGCGGCGCGACGTCCACCAACCATGGAGGACGTGTCGTCCCCGTCGCCGTCGCCGCCGCCTCCCCGCGCGCCCCCAAAAAAGCGGCTGAGGCGGCGTCTCGAGTCCGAGGACGAAGAAGACTTGTCACAAGATGCGCTGGTGCCGCGCACACCCAGCCCGCGGCCATCGACCTCGACGGCGGATTTGGCCATTGCGTCCAAAAAGAAAAAGAAGCGCCCCTCTCCCAAGCCCGAGCGCCCGCCATCCCCAGAGGTGATCGTGGACAGCGAGGAAGAAAGAGAAGATGTGGCGCTACAAATGGTGGGTTTCAGCAACCCACCGGTGCTAATCAAGCACGGCAAGGGAGGTAAGCGCACGGTGCGGCGGCTGAATGAAGACGACCCAGTGGCGCGGGGTATGCGGACGCAAGAGGAAAAGGAAGAGTCCAGTGAAGCGGAAAGTGAAAGCACGGTGATAAACCCGCTGAGCCTGCCGATCGTGTCTGCGTGGGAGAAGGGCATGGAGGCTGCGCGCGCGTTGATGGACAAGTACCACGTGGATAACGATCTAAAGGCAAACTTCAAGCTACTGCCTGACCAAGTGGAAGCTCTGGCGGCCGTATGCAAGACCTGGCTAAACGAGGAGCACCGCGGGTTGCAGCTGACCTTCACCAGCAACAAGACCTTTGTGACGATGATGGGGCGATTCCTGCAGGCGTACCTGCAGTCGTTTGCAGAGGTAACCTACAAGCACCACGAGCCCACGGGCTGCGCGTTGTGGCTGCACCGCTGCGCTGAGATCGAAGGCGAGCTTAAGTGTCTACACGGGAGCATTATGATAAATAAGGAGCACGTGATTGAAATGGATGTGACGAGCGAAAACGGGCAGCGCGCGCTGAAGGAGCAGTCTAGCAAGGCCAAGATCGTGAAGAACCGGTGGGGCCGAAATGTGGTGCAGATCTCCAACACCGACGCAAGGTGCTGCGTGCATGACGCGGCCTGTCCGGCCAATCAGTTTTCCGGCAAGTCTTGCGGCATGTTCTTCTCTGAAGGCGCAAAGGCTCAGGTGGCTTTTAAGCAGATCAAGGCTTTCATGCAGGCGCTGTATCCTAACGCCCAGACCGGGCACGGTCACCTTCTGATGCCACTACGGTGCGAGTGCAACTCAAAGCTTGGGCATGCACCCTTTTTGGGAAGGCAGCTACCAAAGTTGACTCCGTTCGCCCTGAGCAACGCGGAGGACCTGGACGCGGATCTGATCTCCGACAAGAGCGTGCTGGCCAGCGTGCACCACCCGGCGCTGATAGTGTTCCAGTGCTGCAACCCTGTGTATCGCAACTCGCGCGCGCAGGGCGGAGGCCCCAACTGCGATTTCAAGATATCGGCGCCCGACCTGCTAAACGCGTTGGTGATGGTGCGCAGCCTGTGGAGTGAAAACTTCACCGAGCTGCCGCGGATGGTTGTGCCTGAGTTTAAGTGGAGCACTAAACACCAGTATCGCAACGTGTCCCTGCCAGTGGCGCATAGCGATGCGCGGCAGAACCCCTTTGATTTTTAAACGGCGCAGACGGCAAGGGTGGGGGTAAATAATCACCCGAGAGTGTACAAATAAAAACATTTGCCTTTATTGAAAGTGTCTCCTAGTACATTATTTTTACATGTTTTTCAAGTGACAAAAAGAAGTGGCGCTCCTAATCTGCGCACTGTGGCTGCGGAAGTAGGGCGAGTGGCGCTCCAGGAAGCTGTAGAGCTGTTCCTGGTTGCGACGCAGGGTGGGCTGTACCTGGGGACTGTTAAGCATGGAGTTGGGTACCCCGGTAATAAGGTTCATGGTGGGGTTGTGATCCATGGGAGTTTGGGGCCAGTTGGCAAAGGCGTGGAGAAACATGCAGCAGAATAGTCCACAGGCGGCCGAGTTGGGCCCCTGCACGCTTTGGGTGGACTTTTCCAGCGTTATACAGCGGTCGGGGGAAGAAGCAATGGCGCTACGGCGCAGGAGTGACTCGTACTCAAACTGGTAAACCTGCTTGAGTCGTTGGTCAGAAAAGCCAAAGGGCTCAAAGAGGTAGCATGTTTTTGAGCGCGGGTTCCAGGCAAAGGCCATCCAGTGTACGCCCCCAGTCTCGCGACCGGCCGTATTGACTATGGCGCAGGCGAGCTTGTGTGGAGAAACAAAGCCTGGAAAGCGCTTGTCATAGGTGCCCAAAAAATATGGCCCACAACCAAGATCTTTGACAATGGCTTTCAGTTCCTGCTCACTGGAGCCCATGGCGGCAGCTGTTGTTGATGTTGCTTGCTTCTTTTATGTTGTGGCGTTGCCGGCCGAGAAGGGCGTGCGCAGGTACACGGTCTCGATGACGCCGCGGTGCGGCTGGTGCACACGGACCACGTCAAAGACTTCAAACAAAACATAAAGAAGGGTGGGCTCGTCCATGGGATCCACCTCAAAAGTCATGTCTAGCGCGTGGGCGGAGTTGGCGTAGAGAAGGTTTTGGCCCAGGTCTGTGAGTGCGCCCATGGACATAAAGTTACTGGAGAATGGGATGCGCCAAAGGGTGCGATCGCAAAGAAACTTTTTCTGGGTAATACTGTCAACCGCGGTTTTGCCTATTAGTGGGTAGGGCACGTTGGCGGGGTAAGCCTGTCCCTCGCGCATGGTGGGAGCGAGGTAGCCTACGAATCCTGAGTTGTTATGCTGGTGAAGAATTCCAACCTGCTGATACTCCTTGTATTTAGTATCGTCAACCACTTGCCGGCTCATGGGCTGGAAGTTTCTGAAGAACGAGTACATGCGGTCCTTGTAGCTTTCTGGAATGTAGAAGCCCTGGTAGCCAATATTGTAGTTGGCCAACATCTGCACCAGGAACCAGTCCTTGGTCATGTTGCACTGAGCTACGTTGTAGCCCTCCCCGTCAACTGAGCGTTTAATCTCAAACTCATTGGGAGTAAGCAGGCGGTCGTTGCCCGGCCAGCTAACAGAAGAGTCAAAGGTAATGGCCACCTTCTTAAAGGTGTGATTAAGATAGAAGGTTCCGTCAAGGTATGGTATGGAGCCAGAGTAGGTGTAGTAAGGGTCGTAGCCTGATCCCAGGGAAGGGGTTTCCTTTGTCTTCAAGCGTGTGAAGGCCCAACCGCGAAATGCTGCCCAGTTGCGCGATGGGATGGAGATGGGCACGTTGGTGGCGTTGGCGGGTATGGGGTATAGCATGTTGGCGGCGGAAAGGTAGTCATTAAAGGACTGGTCGTTGGTGTCATTTCTGAGCATGGCTTCCAGCGTGGAGGCCGTGTTGTGGGCCATGGGGAAGAAGGTGGCGTAAAGACAAATGCTGTCAAACTTAATGCTAGCCCCGTCAACTCTAAGATCGTTTCCCAGAGAGCTCTGCAGAACCATGTTAACATCCTTCCTGAAGTTCCATTCATATGTATATGAGCCTGGCAGGAGGAGGAGGTTTTTAATGGCAAAAAACTTTTGGGGCACCTGAATGTGAAAGGGCACGTAGCGGCCGTTTCCCAACAACATGGAGCGATAACGGAGGCCCGCATTGCGGTGGTGGTTAAAGGGATTAACGTTGTCCATGTAGTCCAGAGACCAGCGCGCCCCAAGGTTAATGTAGCAGTCTACAAGCCCGGGAGCCACCACTCGCTTGTTCATGTAGTCGTAGGTGTTGGGGTTGTCAGATATTTCCACATTGGTGGGGTTGTATTTTAGCTTGTCTGGCAGGTACAGCGCAATATTGGAGTAAAGGAAATTTCTCCATAGGTTGGCATTTAGGTTAATTTCCATGGCAAAGTTGTTACCCACTCCTATTTCATTACGTGTTGCAAAAGTTTCATCTTTTGTCCATGTAGTATCTCCATTATCGCCTGAGCCATTGCCATTAGCCTTAATAGCTTGATAGGTGTCAGTTACCCCAATACCCCCAAGAGGAAAACAATAATTTGGCAATTCATCCTCAGTTCCATGGTTTTCAATGATTCTAACATCTGGATCATAGCTGTCTACAGCCTGATTCCACATAGAAAAATATCTGGTTCTATCACCTATGGAATCAAGCAAGAGTTGATAGGACAGCTCTGTGTTTCTGTCTTGCAAATCTACCACGGCATTTAGCTGCGATGCCTGACCAGCAAGAACACCCATGTTGCCAGTGCTGTTATAATACATTAGGCCAATAAAATTGTCCCTGAAAGCAATGTAATTGGGTCTGTTTGGCATAGATTGTTGACCCAACATAGCTTTAGAATTTTCATCACCTTTTCCAGGTTTGTAAGACAGATGTGTGTCTGGGGTTTCCATATTTACATCTTCACTGTACAAAACCACTTTTGGTTTAGTAGCATTGCCTTGCCGGTCGTTCAAAGAGGTAGTATTTGAGAAGAATTGCAAGTCAACCTTTGGAAGAGGCACCCCTTTTTCATCCGGAACCAGAACGGATTGACCACCAAAAGGATTTGTAGGCCTGGCATAAGATCCATAGCATGGTTTCATGGGAGTTGTTTTTTTAAGCACTCTCCCTCCTGCCGCATTAGCATCAGCTTCGTTCCACTGAGATTCGCCAATTTGAGGTTCTGGTTGATAGGAAGGATCTGCGTATACAGGTTTAGCTTGTGTTTCTGCATTGTCTGATCCTATTTGTAGCCCGCTTTTTGTAATTGTTTCTCCAGACAAAGGAGCCTGGGCATAGACATGTGTTTTCTTAGTAGCCTGATCTCGAGCGTTTTGCTCTTCTTCTTCCTCTTCTTCATCTTCATCTTCCTCTTCTTCATCCTCGGCAACTGCCCGGCCGCTATCTTCGGTTTGTTCCCACTCACAGGAGTTAGGAGCGCCCTTGGGAGCTAGAGCGTTGTAGGCAGTGCCGGAGTAGGGCTTAAAAGTAGGCCCCCTGTCCAGCACGCCGCGGATGTCAAAGTACGTGGAAGCCATATCAAGCACACGGTTGTCACCCACAGCCAGGGTGAACCGCGCTTTGTACGAGTACGCGGTATCCTCGCGGTCCACAGGGATGAACCGCAGCGTCAAACGCTGGGACCGGTCTGTGGTTACGTCGTGCGTAGGTGCCACCGTGGGGTTTCTAAACTTGTTATTCAGGCTGAAGTACGTCTCGGTGGCGCGGGCAAACTGCACCAGCCCGGGGCTCAGATACTCCGAGGCGTCCTGGCCCGAGATGTGCATGTAAGACCACTGCGGCATCATCGAAGGGGTAGCCATCTTGGAAAGCGGGCGCACGGCGGCTCAGCAGCTCCTCTGGCGGCGACATGGACGCATACATGACACATACGACACGTTAGCTATTTAGAAGCATCGTCGGCGCTTCAGGGATTGCACCCCCAGACCCACGATGCTGTTCAGTGTGCTTTGCCAGTTGCCACTGGCTACGGGCCGCATCGATCGCGGACCGCTGGCGGCACGGCGCAGGGACGCGCGGCTAGGGCGGGTTACAACAACGGCGGACGGCCCTGGCAGCACAGGTTTCTGCTGGGTGTCAGCGGGGGGAGGCAGGTCCAGCGTTACAGGTGTGTGCTGGCCCAGCACTCCGGTAGCCATGGGCGCGATGGGACGGGTGGTGGGCAGGCCTTGCTTTAGTGCCTCCTCGTACGAGGGAGGCTCATCTATTTGCGTCACCAGAGTTTCTTCCCTGTCGGGCCGCGGACGCTTTTCGCCACGCCCCTCTGGAGACACTGTCTCCACGGCCGGTGGAGGCTCCTCTACGGGAGGGCGGGGATCAAGCTTACTGTTAATCTTATTTTGCACTGCCTGGTTGGCCAGGTCCACCACCCCGCTAATGCCAGAGGCCAGGCCATCTACCACCTTTTGTTGGAAATTTTGCTCTTTCAACTTGTCCCTCAGCATCTGGCCTGTGCTGCTGTTCCAGGCCTTGCTGCCATAGTTCTTAATGGTGGAACCGAAATTTTTAATGCCGCTCCACAGCGAGCCCCAGCTGAAGGCGCCACCGCTCATATTGCTGGTGCCGATATCTTGCCAGTTTCCCATGAACGGGCGCGAGCCGTGTCGCGGGGCCAGAGACGCAAAGTTGATGTCTTCCATTCTACAAAATAGTTACAGGACCAAGCGAGCGTGAGAGTCCAGACTTTTTATTTTGATTTTTCCACATGCAACTTGTTTTTAATCAGTGTCTCTGCGCCTGCAAGGCCACGGATGCAATTCCGGGCACGGCGCCAATCGCCGCGGCGATCAGTGGAATAAGGAGGGGCAGGATACCGCCGCGCATGCGACGGTGCGACGCGCGCCGCCGCCGGTGGTGCGCACGACGCATGCCGCCCGTCAGGCCGTGGCCGGCCATGCCCCTCCTACGGTGCATTCTTCCTCGGAATCCCGGCACCGGGAAACGGAGGCGGCAGGTGAGGGCCATATCTGCAAGAACCACAAAGACCGGCTTTTAAACGATGCTGGGGTGGTAGCGCGCTGTTGGCAGCACCAGGGTCCTGCCTCCTTCGCGAGCCACCCTGCGCACGGAAATCGGGGCCAGCACGGGCTGGCGACGGCGACGGCGGCGGCGGGTTCCAGTGGTGGTTCGGCGTCGGGTAGTCGCTCGTCTTCTGGGGCGGTAGGTGTAGCCACGATAGCCGGGGGTAGGCGCGATGGAAGGATGTAGGGCATATTCGGGCAGTAGTGCGCTGGCGGTGCCGTACTTCCTGGAACGACGCGGGCGCCGGGGGGCTGAAACGCGAAACATCCACGGGTCCGTTTGCACCTCCGTAGAGGTTTTGGACGCGGCCGCAGCGGCCGCCTGCACCGCGGCATCTGCCACCGCCGAGGCAACCGGGGACGTTTGTGTCTCCATGCCCTCTGTGGCAGTGGCAATACTAGTGCTACTGGTGGTGGGTATCTGAACGTCCACGGTCTGCACGCCCAGTCCCGGTGCCACCTGCTTGATTGGCCGCACGCGGACCTCGGGCTCCAGCCCAGGCTCCACGGTCATTTTTTCCAAGACATCTTCCAGTCGCTGGCGCTTGGGTACCATCAGCTGCACGGTGGGTGCCAAGTCACCAGACTCGCGCTTTAGGCCGCGCTTTTCTTCGGACGGTGCAAGCGCGGGCAGCACCTGCTGCAGTGTCACGGGCTTTAGGCTAGGTGTTGGGTTGCCCTCGTCCAGCGGCAACGCCAACATGTCCTTATGCCGCTTTCCGTAGGCAAACTCCCCGAGGCGCTCGTTGGCCTGCTCAAGCAGGTCCTCGTCGCCGTACACCTCATCATACACGCGCTTGTAGGTGCGGGTAGAGCGCTCACCGGGCGTAAAAACTACGGTGGTGCCGGGTCGCAAAACACGTCTTACGCGTCGACCTTTCCACTGTACCCGCCGCCTGGGCGCGGTTGCGTGCAGCAGTTCCACCTCGTCGTCAAGTTCATCATCATCATCTTTCTTTTTCTTTTTGACCCGCTTTAGCTTTCGGGGCTTGTAATCCTGCTCTTCCTTCTTCGGGGGGCCATAGATCTCCGGCGCGATGACCTGGAGCATCTCTTCTTTGATTTTGCGCTTGGACATAGCTTCGTTGCGCGCCGCCGCCGCTGGATACATACAACAGTACGAGTCTAAGTAGTTTTTTCTTGCAATCTAGTTGCGCGGGGGGCGGGTGCGCACGGGCACGCGCAGGCCGCTAACCGAGTCGCGCACCCAGTACACGTTGCCCCTGCGACCCTGAGTCATAGCACTAATGGCCGCGGCTGCTGCGGCGGCCGCTCGTCGCCTGGACCTGGGGGGCACAGTGACAATACCCGCGGCCAGCCTTTGAGCGGCCCGCATGGCCGCCCGTCGGCCGGTGCGACGTGCGCGGTTAAGCAGGGCCGCCGCCGCGCGTTGGGCGGCAGTGCCGGGTCGGCGGCGGTGGCGACGTGCTACGCGCCTCCGCCGTCTCTTCATTTTAGCATAACGCCGGGCTCCGCGCACCACGGTCTGAATGGCCGCGTCCACTGTGGACACTGGTGGCGGCGTGGGCGTGTAGTTGCGCGCCTCCTCCACCACCGCGTCGATGGCGTCATCGACGGTGGTGCGCCCAGTGCGGCCGCGTTTGTGCGCGCCCCAGGGCGCGCGGTAGTGCCCGCGCACGCGCACTGGGTGTTGGTCGGAGCGCTTCTTTGCCCCGCCAAACATCTTGCTTGGGAAGCGCAGGCCCCAGCCTGTGTTATTGCTGGGCGATATAAGGATGGACATGTTTGCTCAAAAAGTGCGGCTCGATAGGACGCGCGGCGAGACTATGCCCAGGGCCTTGTAAACGTAGGGGCAGGTGCGGCGTCTGGCGTCAGTAATGGTCACTCGCTGGACTCCTCCGATGCTGTTGCGCAGCGGTAGCGTCCCGTGATCTGTGAGAGCAGGAACGTTTTCACTGACGGTGGTGATGGTGGGGGCTGGCGGGCGCGCCAAAATCTGGTTCTCGGGAAAGCGATTGAACACGTGGGTCAGAGAGGTAAACTGGCGGATGAGCTGGGAGTAGACGGCCTGGTCGTTGTAGAAGCTCTTGGAGTGCACGGGCAACAGCTCGGCGCCCACCACCGGAAAGTTGCTGATCTGGCTCGTGGAGCGGAAGGTCACGGGGTCTTGCATCATGTCTGGCAACGACCAGTAGACCTGCTCCGAGCCGCAGGTTACGTCAGGAGTGCAAAGGAGGGTCCATGAGCGGATCCCGGTCTGAGGGTCGCCGTAGTTGTATGCAAGGTACCAGCTGCGGTACTGGGTGAAGGTGCTGTCATTGCTTATTAGGTTGTAACTGCGTTTCTTGCTGTCCTCTGTCAGGGGTTTGATCACCGGTTTCTTCTGAGGCTTCTCGACCTCGGGTTGCGCAGCGGGGGCGGCAGCTTCTGCCGCTGCCTCGGCCTCAGCGCGCTTCTCCTCCGCCCGTGTGGCAAAGGTGTCGCCGCGAATGGCATGATCGTTCATGTCCTCCACCGGCTGCATTGCCGCGGCTGCCGCGTTGGAGTTCTCTTCCGCGCCGCTGCCACTGTTGTTGCCGCCGCCTGCGCCACCCCCGCCCTGTTCGGTGTCATCTTTCAAGCTTGCCTGGTAGGCGTCCACATCCAACAGTGCGGGAATGTTACCACCCTCCAGGTCATCGTAGGTGATCCTAAAGCCCTCCTGGAAGGGTTGCCGCTTGCGGATGCCCAACAAGTTGCTCAGGCGGCTGTGGGTGAAGTCCACCCCGCATCCTGGCAGCAAAATGATGTCTGGATGGAAGGCTTCGTTTGTATATACCCCAGGCATGACAAGACCAGTGACTGGGTCAAACCCCAGTCTGAAGTTGCGGGTGTCAAACTTTACCCCGATGTCGCTTTCCAGAACCCCGTTCTGCCTGCCCACTTTCAAGTAGTGCTCCACAATCGCGTTGTTCATAAGGTCTATGGTCATGGTCTCGGAGTAGTTGCCCTCGGGCAGCGTGAACTCCACCCACTCATATTTCAGCTCCACCTGTTTGTCCTTAGTAAGCGAGCGCGACACCATCACCCGCGCCTTAAACTTATTGGTAAACATGAACTCGTTCACATTTGGCATGTTGGTATGCAGGATGGTTTTCAGGTCGCCGCCCCAGTGCGAACGGTCGTCAAGATTGATGGTCTGTGTGCTTGCCTCCCCCGGGCTGTAGTCATTGTTTTGAATGACCGTGGTTAGAAAGTTGCTGTGGTCGTTCTGGTAGTTCAGGGATGCCACATCCGTTGACTTGTTGTCCACAAGGTACACACGGGTGGTGTCGAATAGGGGTGCCAACTCAGAGTAACGGATGCTGTTTCTCCCCCCGGTAGGCCGCAGGTACCGCGGAGGCACAAACGGCGGGTCCAGGGGAGCATCGAAGGGGGAACCCAGCGCCGCCGCCACTGGCGCCGCGCTCACCACGCTCTCGTAGGAGGGAGGAGGACCTTCCTCATACATCGCCGCGCGCTGCATACTAAGGGGAATACAAGAAAACCAACGCTCGGTGCCATGGCCTTGGTGAGTTTTTTATTTTGCATCATGCTTTTTTTTTTTTTTAAAACATTCTCCCCAGCCTGGGGCGAAGGTGCGCAAACGGGTTGCCACTCCCTCCCAAATCCAGGACGCTGCTGTCGTCTGCCGAGTCATCGTCCTCCCACACCAGACCCCGCTGACGGTCGTGCCTTTGACGACGGGTGGGCGGGCGCGGGCCGGGCACATCCCTGTGCTCCTGCGCATACGTCTTCCATCTACTCATCTTGTCCACTAGGCTCTCTATCCCGTTGTTGGGAAATGCCGGAGGCAGGTTCTTTTCGCGCTGCGGCTGCAGCAGCGAGTTGTTTAGGTACTCCTCCTCGCCCAGCAGGCGCGGGCGGGTGGTGCGAGTGCTGGTAAAAGACCCTATCAAGCTTGGAAATGGGCTACTCGCATCTGACCGCGGGGCCGCAGCGCCTAGATCGGACAAGCTGCTTGGCCTGCGGAAGCTTTCCTTTCGCAGCGCCGCCTCTGCCTGCTCGCGCTGTTGCAACTCTAGCAGGGTCTGCGGTTGCGGGGAAAACACGCTGTCGTCTATGTCGTCCCAGAGGAATCCATCGTTACCCTCGGGCACCTCAAATCCCCCGGTGTAGAAACCAGGGGGCGGTAGCCAGTGCGGGTTCAAGATGGCATTGGTGAAATACTCGGGGTTCACGGCGGCCGCGCGATGCAAGTAGTCCATTAGGCGATTGATAAACGGCCGGTTTGAGGCATACATGCCCGGTTCCATGTTGCGCGCGGTCATGTCCAGCGCCACGCTGGGCGTTACCCCGTCGCGCATCAGGTTAAGGCTCACGCTCTGCTGCACATAGCGCAAGATGCGCTCCTCCTCGCTGTTTAAACTGTGCAACGAGGGGATCTTCTGCCGCCGGTTGGTCAGCAGGTAGTTCAGGGTTGCCTCCAGGCTGCCCGTGTCCTCCTGCCCCAGCGCGCGGCTGACACTTGTAATCTCCTGGAAAGTATGCTCGTCCACATGCGCCTGACCTATGGCCTCGCGATACAGTGTCAGCAAGTGACCTAGGTATGTGTCCCGGGACACGCTGCCACTGTCCGTGAAGGGCGCTATTAGCAGCAGCAACAGGCGCGAGTTGGGCGTCAGCAAGCTAGACACGGTCGCGCGGTCGCCTGTGGGAGCCCGCACCCCCCACAGCCCCTGCAAGTTCTTGAAAGCCTGGCTCAGGTTTACGGTCTGCAGGCCTTGTCTACTGGTCTGGAAAAAATAGTCTGGCCCGGACTGGTACACCTCACTTTGCGGTGTCTCAGTCACCATTAGCCGCAGTGCGCTCACAAAGTTGGTGTAGTCCTCCTGTCCCCGCGGCACGTTGGCGGGCTGTGTACTCAGGAAGGCGTTTAGTGCAACCATGGAGCCCAGGTTGCCCTGCTGCTGCGCGCGCTCACGCTGCGCCACGGCCTCGCGCACATCCCCCACCAGCCGGTCCAGGTTGGTCTGCACGTTGCCGCTGTTGTAACGAGCCACGCGCTGAAGCAGCGCGTCGTAGACCAGGCCGGCCTCATCGGGCCGGATGGCCCTGTTTTCGGCCAGCGCGTTTACGATCGCCAGCACCTTCTCGTGCGTGGGGTTTGCGCGCGCCGGGACCACCGCTTCCAGAATTGCGGAGAGCCGGTTGGCCTGCGGCTGCTGCCGGAACGCGTCAGGGTTGCGCGCAGTCAGCGACATGATGCGGTCCATGACCTGGCGCCAGTCGTCCGTGGAGTTAAGGCCGGACGGCTGGCTCTGCAGCGCCGCCCGCACCGCCGGGTCCGTTGCGTCTTGCATCATCTGATCAGAAACATCACCGCTTAGTACTCGCCGTCCTCTGGCTCGTACTCATCGTCCTCGTCATATTCCTCCACGCCGCCGACGTTGCCAGCGCGCGCGGGTGCCACCGCCAGCCCAGGTCCGGCCCCAGCTGCCTCCAGGGCGCGTCGGCTTGGGGCCCAGCGCAGGTCAGCGCCCGCGTCAAAGTAGGACTCGGCCTCTCTATCGCCGCTGCCCGTGCCAGCCAGGGCCCTTTGCAGGCTGTGCATCAGCTCGCGGTCGCTGAGCTCGCGCCGCCGGCTCACGCTCACGGCCTTGTGGATGCGCTCGTTGCGATAAACGCCCAGGTCGTCGCTCAAGGTAAGCACCTTCAGCGCCATGCGCATGTAGAACCCCTCGATCTTTACCTCCTTGTCTATGGGAACGTAAGGGGTATGGTATATCTTGCGGGCGTAAAACTTGCCCAGACTGAGCATGGAATAGTTAATGGCGGCCACCTTGTCAGCCAGGCTCAAGCTGCGCTCCTGCACCACTATGCTCTGCAGAATGTTTATCAAATCGAGCAGCCAGCGGCCCTCGGGCTCTACTATGTTTAGCAGCGCATCCCTGAATGCCTCGTTGTCCCTGCTGTGCTGCACTATAAGGAACAGCTGCGCCATGAGCGGCTTGCTATTTGGGTTTTGCTCCAGCGCGCTTACAAAGTCCCACAGATGCATCAGTCCTATAGCCACCTCCTCGCGCGCCACAAGCGTGCGCACGTGGTTGTTAAAGCTTTTTTGAAAGTTAATCTCCTGGTTCACCGTCTGCTCGTACGCGGTTACCAGGTCAGCGGCTGCCACGTGTGCGCGCGCGGGACTAATCCCGGTCCGCGCGTCGGGCTCAAAGTCCTCCTCGCGCAGCAACCGCTCGCGGTTCAGGCCATGCCGCAACTCGCGCCCTGCGTGGAACTTTCGATCCCGCATCTCCTCGGGCTCCTCTCCCTCGCGGTCGCGAAACAGGTTCTGCCGCGGCACGTACGCCTCGCGCGTGTCACGCTTCAGCTGCACCCTTGGGTGTCGCTCAGGAGAGGGCGCTCCTAGCCGCGCCAGGCCCTCGCCCTCCTCCAAGTCCAGGTAGTGCCGGGCCCGGCGCCGCGGGGGTTCGTAATCACCATCTGCCGCCGCGTCAGCCGCGGATGTTGCCCCTCCTGACGCGGTAGGAGAAGGGGAGGGTGCCCTGCATGTCTGCCGCTGCTCTTGCTCTTGCCGCTGCTGAGGAGGGGGGCGCATCTGCCGCAGCACCGGATGCATCTGGGAAAAGCAAAAAAGGGGCTCGTCCCTGTTTCCGGAGGAATTTGCAAGCGGGGTCTTGCATGACGGGGAGGCAAACCCCCGTTCGCCGCAGTCCGGCCGGCCCGAGACTCGAACCGGGGGTCCCGCGACTCAACCCTTGGAAAATAACCCTCCGGCTCCAGGGAGCGAGCCACTTAATGCTTTCGCTTTCCAGCCTAACCGCTTACGCCGCGCGCGGCCAGTGGCCAAAAAAGCTAGCGCAGCAGCCGCCGCGCCTGGAAGGAAGCCAAAAGGAGCGCTCCCCCGTTGTCTGACGTCGCACACCTGGGTTCGACACGCGGGCGGTAACCGCATGGATCACGGCGGACGGCCGGATCCGGGGTTCGAACCCCGGTCGTCCGCCATGATACCCTTGCGAATTTATCCACCAGACCACGGAAGAGTGCCCGCTTACAGGCTCTCCTTTTGCACGGTCTAGAGCGTCAACGACTGCGCGCGCCTGACCGGCCAGAGCGTCCCGACCATGGAGCACTTTTTGCCGCTGCGCAACATCTGGAACCGCGTCCGCGACTTTCCGCGCGCCTCCACCACCGCCGCCGGCATCACCTGGATGTCCAGGTACATCTACGGATATCATCGCCTTATGTTGGAAGACCTCGCCCCCGGAGCCCCGGCCACCCTACGCTGGCCCCTCTACCGCCAGCCGCCGCCGCACTTTTTGGTGGGATACCAGTACCTGGTGCGGACTTGCAACGACTACGTCTTTGACTCAAGGGCTTACTCGCGTCTCAGGTACACCGAGCTCTCGCAGCCGGGTCACCAGACCGTTAACTGGTCCGTTATGGCCAACTGCACTTACACCATCAACACGGGCGCATACCACCGCTTTGTGGACATGGATGACTTCCAGTCTACCCTCACGCAGGTGCAGCAGGCCATATTAGCCGAGCGCGTTGTCGCCGACCTGGCCCTGCTTCAGCCGATGAGGGGCTTCGGGGTCACACGCATGGGAGGAAGAGGGCGCCACCTACGGCCAAACTCCGCCGCCGCCGCAGCGATAGATGCAAGAGATGCAGGACAAGAGGAAGGAGAAGAAGAAGTGCCGGTAGAAAGGCTCATGCAAGACTACTACAAAGACCTGCGCCGATGTCAAAACGAAGCCTGGGGCATGGCCGACCGCCTGCGCATTCAGCAGGCCGGACCCAAGGACATGGTGCTTCTGTCGACCATCCGCCGTCTCAAGACCGCCTACTTTAATTACATCATCAGCAGCACCTCCGCCAGAAACAACCCCGACCGCCGCCCGCTGCCGCCCGCCACGGTGCTCAGCCTACCTTGCGACTGTGACTGGTTAGACGCCTTTCTCGAGAGGTTTTCCGATCCGGTCGATGCGGACTCGCTCAGGTCCCTCGGTGGCGGAGTACCTACACAACAATTGTTGAGATGCATCGTTAGCGCCGTATCCCTGCCGCACGGCAGCCCCCCGCCAACCCATAACCGGGACATGACGGGCGGCGTCTTCCAACTGCGCCCCCGCGAGAACGGCCGCGCCGTCACCGAGACCATGCGCCGTCGCCGCGGGGAGATGATCGAGCGCTTTGTCGACCGCCTCCCGGTGCGCCGTCGTCGCCGCCGTGTCCCCCCTCCCCCACCGCCGCCAGAAGAAGAAGAAGGGGAGGTCCTTATGGAAGAGGAGATTGAAGAAGAAGAGGCCCCTGTAGCCTTTGAGCGCGAGGTGCGCGACACTGTCGCCGAGCTCATCCGTCTTCTGGAGGAGGAGTTAACCGTGTCGGCGCGCAACTCCCAGTTTTTCAACTTCGCCGTGGACTTCTACGAGGCCATGGAGCGCCTTGAGGCCTTGGGGGATATCAACGAATCCACGTTGCGACGCTGGGTTATGTACTTCTTCGTGGCAGAACACACCGCCACCACCCTTAACTACCTCTTTCAGCGCCTGCGAAACTACGCCGTCTTCGCCCGGCACGTGGAGCTCAATCTCGCGCAGGTGGTCATGCGCGCCCGCGATGCCGAAGGGGGCGTGGTCTACAGCCGCGTCTGGAACGAGGGAGGCCTCAACGCCTTCTCGCAGCTCATGGCCCGCATCTCCAACGACCTAGCCGCCACCGTGGAGCGAGCCGGACGCGGAGATCTCCAGGAGGAAGAGATCGAGCAGTTCATGGCCGAGATCGCCTATCAAGACAACTCAGGAGACGTGCAGGAGATTTTGCGCCAGGCCGCCGTCAACGACACCGAAATTGATTCTGTCGAACTCTCTTTCAGGTTCAAGCTCACCGGGCCCGTCGTCTTCACGCAGAGGCGCCAGATTCAGGAGATCAACCGCCGCGTCGTCGCGTTCGCCAGCAACCTCCGCGCGCAGCACCAGCTCCTGCCCGCGCGCGGCGCCGACGTGCCCCTGCCCCCTCTCCCGGCGGGTCCGGAGCCCCCCCTACCTCCGGG